CCAGTAAAACACACCAAAACTGCCAACATTACCCATTGCTTGACTGCCTGTGATAGCAACCAACCTTGCGCCCATTGACACAGTGCCAACAGCGCCTGCCGCAGACACGCCTGTGAGGGCTAATGCCTTAACGGGAACTTCATCTCCAATAAGCCCCGAAGCGCTGACACCTGTCAGTGCGATTGACCTATCTCCAACCGAAACATTACCAACAGAGCCAGCAGCTTCAACGCTACCCAACTGGAATTGGAATACTGTCGTACCAACTGCGCCTGCGGCTTCAACACCTGTAAGCGCAACCGATTTACTTGTTCCTACACTACCAACAGCACCGTTGGCCTCAACACCTGATAAATTATCAAAGTACGAAAATTCTACGCTTGCTACTGCGCCACTAGCGGATACACCGGAAATAGCTACAGTCCTATCTATTCCTACAGTACCAACTGAGCCTGTAGCTATAACACCATCTTCGTTCTCTGCTGCGCTAACAGCCAAGGTTCCAACAGCGCCCGTTGCCCCAACCCCTGAAAGTCCAGATTCAACTCCGGGAATAGCAAGTTCTCCGGGCAGTCCTGTAGCCGATACCCCAGTAAGCGCAAGCTGTCTTTCAGCAACAGCAACAGATCCAACTGAACCTGTCGCCCCCACACCCGTAATAGGCACTTCGTAAGCAAACTCAACGCCAACCGTACCAACAGCACCAGATGCGGAAACCCCCGTTAGGGCTACAGTAACGCTAACACCCGCAGAGCCAACAGCGCCAGACGCAGCAACGCCAGAGAGTTCAGATTGCTGACCTCCCCAACTATTGTCGCCCCACGCCCCTGCGCCCCATGCGGTTGTCATGTCCTGCCCTCCTGTTTAGGAGGATCAGGTTGTAGCTAGACGCAGCAACGCAGTAGATGTGGTGTTTGAAGGCATCGTCAAAGTGAACGTACCAGCAGTCACAGTCTGTGAGCCAAAGGTGTGGACGCTCACCGCTTTATTGCTTTGCGTTGAGTTGTAAATTAACACCGCATCAAATGCTGTAGTCAAAGTTACGTTGGTGTACGTAATACTGGCTGAAGGTGTAACAAACGCAACGCCCGCTGTTGCGGAGCTATTAGTCGCTGTTGGGGGTGTGCCAAATGTTACCGCTACGCCGCCAGCCGTATAGTTTGTACCTGTAACTTCGTTAGTAGATGAGTACGCGGTTGTAGACGCATTCACTGTAGCCGAAGCCAGATACAAAGCGGCTTTAAAACTATCTGTTGCGCCGCTTGCGCGAACTGGGGCAGTGCCAAAGTTATGGGTTGCGGTCATCAACTCGCCCATGAAGCTTGTTGTCATTGCTTGGGTATTTGCCATGATTGGCTCCTTAATTAAAAGATGCGGCTTCTGCCACAGAACTTACATTTTTCTTAAGAGCTACATGCACAGAACGATGCACAAGCTCCCCGTCTAACCAGTACTCCACCCATGTGGTTGACTCGTTGTCATTATCCAAGGAACCTTCACGCTTTTCAAGCAATGAATCATCCATTTCGCCTTTGGTTGTAGTAACAATCAATTTGAACTCCTAATTAATGAAGTGGTTGGGCCATTGACTGGCATTGTGATGGTAAACGTGGTTGTTGATGTCTTGTCAGAACCAAAATCCAATACCGCTACTGACTTGTTACCTTGAGTAACGTTGTAAATCAAAGCACACCTAGCTGTAATTGCGCCTGTCCAAGATACATTAGGAAAACTTACATACGCTGTATAGCCAGAGGTACTGACTGTAATAGGCGTTAACTGCGAACCACCAGCAACGTAAGTGCCTGTATTAGCTATTTCGTTGGTTGTGCTGTACACAGTTGTGTCTTCATTCAAATTAGCGTTAGCTGTGTACAAAGCAATTTTAATTACATCGGTTGTTAGGTCATGAATACCTTGATACAACTGCGCCTTAAAGCTAGTGGTTTGGGTTTGAACAATCGCCATATCAAGTTACCTTCTGACGGAACTGACCAGAACGATAAGCATCCTGACGCTCCATACCATCACCCAGACGTTTGGCCAACGCAAGAGCTTCCATAAACTTCTGGTTGTATAGCGCCATCATGTCGGTCTCACCCTTCTTGTAGGTGTAAGCTTCAACCAAAGAACCATACAAAAGCACAGAGTCAAAATTGTCACCAAGCCATGTAGTTGAAGCAGTGACAATCGACTGAGGGTAATAGTAATAGTGCAACTCAACTGTGTAGTTGGCATCGGGCTTTGGCCCCACAATAAAAGTCAACTCGGTTGTAATTGTGCTACCACTGACTGTTGGCCCGAATAGAGCGTAGTACCTCGGTAATCCCACATCGCTGGCGCTGGGGTAAGCTTGACGAATAAAGTTAACGTCTTTGTTCAGCAAGTATTCATAGTCGCCATTAGCATCAATGACCGCCAACGAATACGAAGCCAAATAGTCATCGGGCGCACTTAAGTACGGTGTTGTTGTAGACACCACGCCCGTCACGTTCTTGCGAATAGACGGGAACTGAACCGAGTTATAAATGCGCTGCTCAGCCTGCTGAACGAACACAGGGATATTAGCCACGAAATCTGCTTCCGTGTTTTCCGTGTACGCTTGAATAGCGGAACTGAGTGCGGCGTAATTCATGCCATCGGGCCTCGTGCCATCAAGCCTTTAGTCGCCGCACCTGTACCGCGAACTTTGATACCAGTTGTTTTGGTTTGGCTCTCACCATTGTTGTAGTTACCAAGACTCATTTTCATGGTTGTGGTGCTACTAATGCTAGAGTCTTTGCCGGGGTTTTCCGACATTACCAAAGGCTTACCATTCATTTTGTGTGGTGGAGCATAAGTATCGGCATCGCCGACTTCTTTACCCATCATCTTTTTGCTAAATTTAGCCATGATTAACCTCGCTTTTGATTCATTACGCGTGCCATATTGCGACCGACTTTCATCATTTCTTCGCTAGTAACACCAGCAGATTTTTTGCCGCCTTTTGGATTGGGTGCAGTTGGGCCACTGTTAGGGAAGACCTGAACATCAGTCTTACCTTTTTTAGCGACGCCGTCTGCTGATCGTGTGTATGCCATATTAAGCTCCTAATTAACTGTTACCGTAACTGTACCAACATATGCCGTTGCCACCAAGTAGTTTGGTGTTAAAGATGTATCAACTCCGCTTGCCCCGCCAACCGGTGCCCATCCCCATTGAATTTCCCGCGAACCACCAGTCGGATTACCAGCAGTATTTACACCTGCCGTATAGTAAGTTGAATCTCTACGAGGCTCACGCACAGCTTGCGGGTCATCCACTGGATACATGCCCAACTGCAACTGAGGTTGATCGGGATCCCAGCACTCACTACAGACAAGCAAGTTATAAACCTTGGTCTTAATAACTTCTTTCTTCAAAGCCGTTAATTTAAACTGTTGGCCGCACCTATCGCACATGGCGATACTGTTCTTACCAGAAGCAAACCGATTGCTCATCAGGTGCCCCCTCCAATAAACATCTGGCGAGGAACAAAGCGTATAGCGGCCTTTTCACGATCTTCATCAGAGGCTAACTGCCAAGCTTCGTCGTACTGTTGTTTTAATACGGGCAAGCGCTCAGCGCCGCCTTCAATCTTAAGCGCCAAGTAATACGCCAAACCTGCCACCATACAGGGCAGGAAGCGGAAAGGTACATCCATTGTGCGTACACCGCCACCAGCATCATCAATACGGCGCATGCGCCAGTACACAAACTGATACGCCGTAGTATTGTCTGGAGTTGGCCAAACGGTTATAGAGGGTAGGTTTTGTGTGTATACAGCCACACCCGTTGAGTGTGCTGCGGCAGTTGTGCCGTTTTGTCCACGGAAGCAGTTGTTAAGCACGTTGCCAGAGATGTAGCCGTACTGCACTGTTTCGTTCTCAATCAACAAAAACCCTGTAGCTGGTAGTCCAACCGCAGAAGTCAACGTAATTGTTGTATCTGTCGCGCTAATCCCGCCATTCAATGTAGTACCGATTGAAGAAGTCTGTCCATCCAAACGCTGATACCACACCTGAATAGGGCGAGCCTGTTGCAGTTTGTTAGGGATTGTGGCGTAGGTAGAAACACTAATACGCGTAATGGTTAGATCAGCCTGCGTAGATACGTTCCCCGCGCCCGTGCGAATGACATGCTCAAGTAGATCCACTGTATCTACGGGTAGTGCGTAGTTGTTTAGACCCGGAGTCAGGTTAATTGTCCCCTGCTCAAACGTCCACATGTTGAC